GGTTTCATAATTAGTATCTCTCCAATCTCTCCACTTGTCACAGTGGTCAACCACAAAAGACACCAGATCTTTGTCGCTCTGCGTTTCTACTTCGTTTGTTTCTTCGTTGTAATCTTCAGCCATATTAGTATCCTGATATAATGTCTAAGGGTTCGTAATCGTCTTCGTAATCTTCAAAGTATACTGCTGCATTAGCTATGTGAGCTATCAAACTTACTGAATCAATCATGTCATCGTGTACGCCAGTGGTAGGAAAGTTAAGCAACTCGTCTTTAAACTCTCTTACCCAATCACCATCACAAAGTTCTACCTGCTTATGCTCGAACCTTCCTTGCAATGCACCAACAACTCTGTCTATCTTACTCTTGTTACCTAGTTTTATTTCTTCTAAACGCGGATAGATACCTTTCTTTAGCATCATCTCTGTTAAATAAGGCAACACTGCTCTCATTAGAGAACCTTTTTCTATACCAATAACCTGTATGTCGTATAATTGGGCATGCTTTAGGATTCTCTCGCATACTTCTTTAATATCCCATCTACCTGCGTCAACCTTATCAACCCACCATTTGTTATCGTCTCCTACCTTGACAATAGCTATAGATGTTTGGTCTAAATACTTCTTCTTGTTACTGGCTTGCTTTGATACGTTCTCAAAACCTGCCAAGTCCACAGCCATGTAGTAAGTACCATGCTCTGGTTCATCATCTTTATCCTTCACTATCACCCAGTTTTCTTTAAATATCTCTGACTGTGGTGCTTCAAAACTAGCCATGAACTCTTGTCTGAATGCAAACGTAGACATAGTGTTCTTTGCTACTTCAATCTCTTCTTTGTCTAGCAGTGGGTTATCAAAGCTAGTAAAGTGCCAGGACTTCCAATCTTTAGTCTCTGGTTTTTTGCTCTGTCCCATCTTGTAGGTATCATAGAAGTGATTACGTCCCTTCGGTGTACCAATAAATATACAATGACCCTTCAAGTCAGCTAACGCTGGTCTAAGAATCTGCTCGAACACTGTAGGTTTAATGTCTGCATACTCATCGAGTACAACAAACTTTAAAGCTATACCTCGCATCGTCTCAGGTCTGTCTGCACCTTTTAACGATATCATCGAACCGTTAATCAACGTGACCTGCATGTTGTTTATGTGACTGCTTGCTATTACTGGATGTCCTAACTCCAGCAACTGTTGCCACATAATGTCCCTAGCCTGTTGTTGCGTAGGGGCTACATACCACACATGACCCTTCTTAGCTTCTAACGCAGACACTATGAGTCTCCACGCTGCTAACATACTCTTGCCTGTCCTACGACCAGCAGCTATGACCTTAAATCGAGACTCATCAGTCCAGACCTCCTGTTGCCAGGGTAATAAACTAATCTTCAGGTCTGACATCTACAGTCTCGTATTCAATATCTTGTGGTTGATCTATGACTTCAGCCTTCGCATCACCAACCATAGATATTTGTATGTTAACATTTCCTCTTGTTGCGTCCTTACCCTTTTCAAAGTAGGACATTGGTAGCACACGATCAATACACATCTTTAAACATGCTACTTGATCCTTGTCTTCATCATCTAATGCCTTCTTGATGATAGTATTTATTACTGTTTCACCACTTGTTGCTAACAATCGTGCATGAAACTCTTTGATTCTTGCAGCTTCACCTGGAGGTCTACCAACAACACCACGTTTCTTCTTTGCTTCAACGTCTGTTTTACGTGGTCTTCCTCTTTTTCTTTTAACAGGTTTATCTTCAAGGGTCAAATGATTATCCTTTATCTAATTAATAATACTATGTAGTAAAAGACGAATGATAATAGTATTAAAAATTATAATCTGCTTCTTAGTCTACATAGTAGAACAGCATTATACCACAAATCAAGGTGAATGTCAAGCATTATTTACATAGGTTAGGTATTACTCGGAGACTTTTTTGTAGGGAACACCTACTATTTAGTTCTAAATGTACGCTGTCCAGATCATATCATAACTTATTGATTCTAAATGTACATTCTTCTTACTATTATTTATTAATATATGCAGTATTATGCCTATTTCAATTCACTCTTTTTTGTATCTGTTAGGGTATATATATAATTGACAGAGCTGCGTAGCCCCTCCCCCCATGTCTGCGTAGACGTGTATAAACAGGTACCTGCGCGTTATAAGGAACGTGTGCGTTATAAGGATCACATACATGCGCGCTCTTCTTGATGCACCTGATAAGTGATTTCATAATGTGAAAAAGAATATATGAAGTAGGGTGCATATTTAAAACATCCGAGGGCATGGGAGGGTGGTATATATAACGCGTGTGTGTGCGTGTGTATGCGTACGTGTGTGTGTGCGTGTGTGCGTGTTTCATCTTTGGGAATAATCACCGATTCGTTATCGGCGCGAGGTATTAAATTATTTTTAAATTAATTTATTAATGAAATCAATCAGTTATAGATTATTTTCATATATTTTGCATTTATTTTGCTCAAGGCGCTTGACACTGGTTAGGGTTAGGTTTAATATCTTCTCACGTTATCGGAATCAAGTTCTTTTTGGTTCAAGGGAAGAATACTTAGTCACCTGCCACGGCGGGCATTATCTAAATAGGCTGAGCAGATTAGAACTTCCGATGACCCTCCGTTAAGGCGCGAGGTTTTTTAGATATCTAACATGCCGTGGCATGGTCTAAAAAACTGACAAAATCGCATCACTGGCGGAATATAAGGCAACCTAGCTTGATTATCATTAGCTAACTAGGCGAACGATTGAGATACCTAAAAAGCATTACGATGATAAGCAAGCTAATGCCTTCAACGTTTTAGAATATAGAGCGTTGAACGCATTAATAACATGGAGGTTTTACGATGCAACAGTATGAAGATTTAGATAAAATAGGCGAAGAAAAATATAAAGATACTAATTATTGTGCCGTTATTGCTTTATCAATAGTGACGGGCATATCTTTTAAAAGAGTAAAAAGAAAAATAGAAAAATTTGGAAGAGTACATAGGCGAGGAACGCAAACAAGTACGATGCTTAAATTTTTAAAATGTTATGATGTAGATTATCAATGGATACACTTTAACAATCGTCCAACAGTTGCCGAGCTAGTAAAACAAGGTTCAAAAGGTACGTTTTTACTGTTTCAAAACGGGCATGTTTCTGCTATGGTGGACAGTGATTTAAACGATCATACAAATCCGAGCAGAAGTAAATATAGGAAGAAGTATTCAAAAGCAAGGGTATGGAGAGTTTTACAAATAAACAAATAGGAGATATAAAAATGAAATTACATCACACAGAATACAAAAAGAACTACATTAATTACTTATTAACAGAGAATGAATGCACTATAGACGATATTTGGGATAGATTTATAGACGAATACAGCCAACGTATCGACAAGGTAGGGCAACGGGTCGCAATGATTGAATGGTTGCAAGGTTTAGCACTGGTCATGCCTTGCTACTATGATGATATCGTTCAACTTGCCATCGATATGGGGAGCATTGACGAGAACCCAAGCGAGAAACTAAAAGATAAAATACAAGAGAACTACTTCGAGTTCATGGCAAATATAATTTTATCAAACCCACCGAGTGAAAAAGAGGGAGAATTATTATTTGGTGGTGTATATCAAAATAGAATCTACTCATAAAGGAGAAATAAAAATGGAATTAACAATCAAATCAAAAGATGTATACGGGCGGACGCTGTACTATCCGGCATGTAAGAGGGCGGAGTTGTTCGCCCAACTCACTAACAAGACAACGCTTACACCTGAGACGCTTGCAATAGCTGAGAAGCTAGGGTATACTATTAACATACAACAACCTACATGGAGGTAACACAATGACTTATTACACGCACACCGAGCAACCAATAGGTAGATTTATTTTAAGAGAGAATTCTAATCACTTCGAGTACTCTCTCAATGATGAGGTAGATGAGTACTCTAGGAGCATGGCAGAGAACTATCCGCATAGGGTATGGGTGGGTGGCAAAGGTGTATGTGGTATGAGTGGGTGGCGATATGCTAGAGTGCTGAAAACTGTGGCACATGTCGTAACAGATGAGGCAGATGACGGCTCACCTGTTGTCGAGAAGTGGGAACTTAAATCCAATATAAATTACTAGGAGGTAACACAATGAAAGTAAAAGAGATTATTGAGCAGTTAAAAAACAACTATGATGAGGATGATTCTTTAGTGATAGCTTGGTGGGACAAAGAATCTTTTGACCCTGACTTGGTGAACAATCCATCTTTAAATTGGGAGTCAGTATGCTATCGCATGAATGATATTGATTGGCATGCTACACATGACAAACTAACAGATGTTTTGTGGTTGGAGGTAACACAATGAACAAACAAAAGTTATTTAGAAAATTAAATGAAGTTAACGGGCTGTTAGGTTTTGATTTTGACAAAGAGTTAGAACTAAATTATCAAAATGGATGGCAATTAACTTTAAATTCAAAATATATTTATCATAGAGTCAGCAGTGGGAAAGAAATGTTTGCTTTTCTTGATGGGTTAATTGAAGCTGATAAAATAAGGGCAATGATATGATTAAAGATTTTTTATGGATGCTACCACGCGCGGTGTGTGTGGTAGTTGTTGTTCACTATTTTATTAAAGGGCTTATGATATGAGTTATGATTATGATTACGGAGATGCAATCTTTAACGAGGCTACCGAGGAGGCTGGTGGCTACGTTGTATGGGTCGGGCATAGGGGAACCCTCTATGAGGAGGAGGTGAGGGCGTGTGAGGCTTATGATGACCTCACAGAGGGCATGACAGAGGAAGAGATCTTACTTATGGAGATAGGCATGGAAGTTATGCCAAAGTCAGAGGTCAACAGGTTGTACTGGGACAGGGCTATTAGCGTTGTCGAATAAGTGTATGAGATATAGGGGTAGAGCATGAGTAGATTGGAGCGTTGGTTATGGTTGGGTCTTGCATGTTATGTGTGGATCTGTTATTATTTAATCTCTGGATTGATTGGAGGTAGGGTATGAAGGTAGTTACTAATGAGTATGTTATCAAGGTTACAAAAAAGGATGGAGGTATCGAGGCAGTATTAACTTTTGATGAGGAGGAAGAAGCTATTAAATTTCTAAGAGACTTAGCCCATGACGAGATGTTCAAGGGTTCTAATGATAAGTATCAGGTTGTTAAGCGTTCGTATACTATTACTGAGGAGGTTATAAGATGAAGAGTTATAAATTATATGTTGAACTATTGTACACCAAAGAGGTACAGGCTGAGAGTTATGATGATGCAATAGCACTTGCAGAGGATGGATCGTTTGATGATTTCTTTGAGTGGGAATGCGTTGTTGTTCAGGAGAATGCAGAAGAGTTACAACCACGTTGTGATGAGGGTGACGCACCTCCGAGGGGGATAGTATGATGGAGGTTAAGTTACTGGATCACATGGGCAGCGACTTGACTGTGGTAAATGCTGCTCGTGTCAGCTTCAACAAGCAACACATGAAGGTAGAGCAAGGTGACTATGGGTTGATAAAATACTTAGCTAAGTACAACCATTGGTCACCCTTCGCACATTGCTTTGTGCAGTTCAGAATCAAGGCACCTATCTTTGTAGCACGTCAGCTTGGGAAGCATCAGGTGGGGCTGTGTTGGAATGAAATCAGTCGGAGGTATGTCAGGTATGCCCCTGAGTATTGGCGTCCGTCAGGAGGCTGGAGACAAGCCACAGAGGACAAGAAGCAAGGGTCTGGTGGTAAGCTAGAGCATGACAGCCACGCCACGAGTATGTTAGATGAGGTACACGACAAATGCACGATGGCATACAATCAGTTGCTTGGTTTGGGCGTGTGTGAGGAACAAGCTAGGGCTGTACTACCACAGTCTATGATGACTGAATGGTACTGGTCTGGTAGTCTGTTTGCTTTCTCGCGTGTGTGTAGTCTACGCACAGGAGATGATGCACAAAAAGAAACTATGCAGGTAGCATTGCGTATACATGAGGAGTGTGCTAGGCTATACCCTCACTCATGGAAAGCGTTAACTTTTAATTACGAAATCGGAGAAGGCTAATGAGATGCAACGCATGTAACAAAGTGTTAAACAACTACGAGAGTAGTATGAAAACTGAATCATCAGAAGAGTTTGTTGACCTGTGTTTAGATTGTTCTAAGTCTGTCGATCTAAATGTAGTAGGTAATCTAAACTATCTGCATGAGTCAGACACGCAGTACCCTGATGAGCTTGACAGCAAGAACACAGCAGATATATTCTATGGTATAGAAGGTATCATTGTTGATGACCACTAAAGGAGAAGTAAAATGGATGACGAATACTACGATCAAGATGGACACGAGTACGAGATGACAGTAGCTCAAGAGGAGGCGTATCATGAAGGGTTACTGTCTGATTTAGTTAACTCAATAGAGGGAGACGAGTATCCTATTGACTTCATTGTCGATAGGTTACAGTCTGCTTTTAACAAACGAGGGTATGCTATTCAGTTCTTCTTGCAGTCAGATCAATACAAGAAAAACTTGACAGATTAAAAAAAGTATGCTAAACTATGACTTAGTTGTTTAAGTTATTACTAATTATATTATAAATTATTATTTATTATGAATAAAATAAAAACACACCAACCATGTAATGACTGTGGCTCGTCAGATGCTTTGACTTACTACGAGAACTCAACGTATTGTTTCTCATGTAAGACTAGGCATTGGATAGGTGACAACAATCAACCACAAAGGAACAAGATGACACTTCATTCTACTAAGATGTCAGAACCAGAAGACAACGCAGTCTCTAAGACTATCGTTGATCGAGGCATAACCAAAGCAACGTGTGAGAAGTATGGCGTTGTTCAAGACAGTAGCAACTACTGGTTTCCCTACCACAAGGAGAACGAGGTAGTAGCTTACAAGAAGAGAAGCATATCAGATAAGAAGTTCTCTACCGTAGGTGATTGGAGAGACGGAGGTCTGTTTGGACAGCAGTTGTTTAACAAAGGAGGTAAGTACGTAACTGTAGTTGAGGGCGAGATGGATGCTCTTGCTTGCTACCAGATGCTAGGGTCTAAGTATCCTGTCGTATCAATCAGGAATGGAGCAGGGTCAGCAGGTGTAGACATACGTAAGAACTATGAATGGCTTGATAGCTTTGACTCTATCGTTGTGTTCATGGACAACGACACTCAAGGACAGGAAGCATCGAAGCAGATAGCTGATGTCTTTGGATCTAAGATCAAGGTCTTCAAGTGTACGTCTGAGTTCAAGGATGCTTGCGATTACTTGAGTCGAGGAGATGAGAAGTTATTCTTTGAGAAGTGGTGGCAGTCCGAACGCTATGTGCCAGACGGTATCATTGATGGATCTACACTATGGGAAAGCGTATCTAAGCCTGTCGAGAAGAGCGTTGTTGACTACCCATTCATGGGTCTGAACAAGCTGTCGTATGGTATACGTGAGGAGCTTGTGACTATCACAGCAGGGTCAGGACTAGGTAAGTCACAGTTCGTGAGAGAGTTAGTGTGGCATGTGCTTAACAACACAGACCACAACATAGGGCTGATGTTCTTGGAGGAATCAACCAACAAGACAGCACGTTCTATCATGTCACTTCATGCTAACAAACCCTTGCACCTACCTGATGTAGAGTACAGTACTGATGAGTTGCGTCAGTCGTTCGATGCTACGCTAGGCACAGGTCGTATGTTCTTGTTCGATCACTTTGGATCAACGAGTATTGATAATATCCTGAGTCGAGTTCGCTTTCTCGCTAAAGGTTTGGGATGTAAGTTTGTGTTTTTGGATCACGTATCCATAGTCGTGTCAGCACAGGGGTCAGGTGATGAGCGTAAGTCTATCGACGAGATCATGACTAAGCTACGTATGCTTGTGGCTGAGTGTGGTATCTCATTGTTCGTTGTGTCACATCTCAAGAGACCTGATGGTAAGGGACATGAGGAAGGTGCTGCCACATCTTTGTCACAATTACGTGGCTCTGGTTCTATCGCACAGCTTAGTGATCTAGTGATAGGCTTGGAACGTAATGGTCAGGATGATGATCCACTTGAGAGACACACCACTCATGTACGTGTACTCAAGAACAGATTCTCTGGACTCACTGGTCCTGCGTGTCGCTTGCTTTATGACCTAGATTCTGGTAGAATGGTAGAACGTAAAGACGAAG